TTACCGAAATGAACTTTAATGGAAAAGCTTTTTTAAATAAAATTGCCGAGCACGAAGATTATTTTGAAGGAATGGTAATGCACTCCTATCATACTGCTCCAGTTCCGGGAGAAAAACCACCAAGAAAAAAAGCAGGATTTAAACAAAAACAAGATAAAGATTATTTTTGCAAATTAGGAAAAAGATTAATATCTCAAAAAACTATTTTGCCTAGCGAAAAATCAACAATTAGCGAGTTTGGGTCTTTTGGAAAAACAAAAACAGGATATAAAGGCATTGCTAAACATGACGATGCTGTTATGACGGTTTTAAATCTTTCTCGTTTTTATGAAGAGCCAGAATATGAAGATTGGCTTTATGATTTTTTGGAAGATATGCCGGATTCTTTAATTAAAAGATATATGCTAGCTATTCTTGAAGAACCAGATGATAGTCAGGATTTAAATGATAATGCTTTTTCAGCATTTTATGAAAACCCAGATGCCATTACAGCTGAACAAGAAGAATTAAGAAAAATATGGTTGCAAGGCGAAAAAAACAAAGCATCTAATTATGGCGGGCTCCCTTGGAAAAGCGGGGGATCGTCATGGTGAAAAAGTTAAAACGGGGTTTTTCATTCTATGATATATAAATAAAAGACATTATTTGAAAAGTCAGAAAGTAGATTTTCCTTAAATTTTTGACGAATAAATAATAAAAATAAATGAAATAATATGGCAAAACTTTCTTTAGATCTATCCCAATTTAAAGCTGCTGGTGTTTATACAGTCGAAGTAGATCAGTCTGAAAGAATTACAGTTACAACTCAGTCTTTAAGATTAGTAGTTGGATTCTCTAAGATCGGGCCTTTTAATGCTCCTACTTTCATTCGTTCCACCAGGGATCGTGCTAGATTCTTTGGGGATATAGATAAGAAATTAGAGAAAAAAGGATCTTTCTTCCAGAGATCAATAGATACTTGCTTGCTTCAAGCACCCGTATTTGCTCTTAATCTTCTTAATCTCGCATCAGTCTCTAATCCAGATGCTTCTGGAGCAGTAGCAGCTGAATATACAGGATTTGCTTCTCTATCTTTGGATTCATCCATTGCAAATAAGGGAGTCTATACTGATAAATATATCAATTTCTTCAACAGAGAAAGATTCTGGAAACCAGATCCAGACTATCTATTGGGAGTAGCTGGAAATAAAGAAGGGGTTCCTGGTTCTGCTGAAAGCACTTCATTATTACAGGTAGCTAATGTTGGAACTAAGAGGGTTTCCGTTATTGTAAGAAAAGCTGTTGGCCTTCAGGGATATGATGTTACAGCAAAAGATTGGTATGGTTCCACCACTGCAATCCCTTACGAATGGATTCGTCCTTATGATCAAATGAAAAACTATTTCATCCAGGTTATTGCTATCGAAGGTGATTGGACAAATTATACAGGTCTTTCTGTAGATCCATTCTTCTCAGCTTACTTTAACGCTAATGGAGTTATTCCTTCAAAATTTAATGAATTTATCAATCTTCCTCAAGTTAGCTTAATCGGATCATGGATTGGAACATTTATTCCTGATTTCAGAGATCAGACTGGAGCTAATCAGAATATTGAAGATATTGTTAATGCTTCAGTATCCTTAACCGGAATTCTTGTTAATGTTAACCAGGATGCTCTCGATCAACTTATCTGGGATGAAACTTCTCAGCAATGGGAAATGGGAGACGGTTCTTCAACAGAACAAGCGGCTCATGTTGTGGATTTAGTAGGTCATAATTTAATTGATAAGGGAGTTACTGGAATTGGAATTAGCTATGATCAGTTTTTAACTCCTTCTATAGTTGCAAATTCATCTACTTTATTTTCTGATGCAAGTGCATTAATTCCGGCAGATGTTTCTCTTCTTATTACTATGCCGACTCATGCTATAACAACAACTTATACTATAGGTGATGTTTCAGTTTTTGTTTCTGATGCATCTTATTTTGATACATCAATATATTATGATGCTAGCGGAAATACAGTTACTGTTAGAATTTTCACAGCACCTGAAGTTGTAAATGCGTCAACACTTTATCCAACACCTCCAGTAAGTGTTCAATCACCTTTCTTGAGCTATGATATTAGTGTTGCTAATCCAGTTATCCACTCTACTCTTCCGATTTACACTTTTACAGATTCGACTGGAAAGAATTTCAAAATTACTGCTACAAATAAAGATCTTGTAACTGTTGGAACTTTAATTCGAAGAGATCAAGGTGATGGTTTAATTGGAGTTACTTATGTAACTAACAAAACTTTTGATGGTTCACTTTATGCTATTACAACTGCAGAACCTATTTACAATTATCTAACAAATCCATCAGAAGCTTATTTACAAAAACCTATTGACGATGCTTCTATAGCAACTCATTATAAATTCTTACAGCTTAATGGTCTTAGACTTACTTCTAATCATTTACCAGGATATACCATCGAAGGTTCTCCAAATGCAGAAGAAGGAGTTATTAAGATTTATGAAATGCTTGAGGATCAGGGAATTCTTAGAGGCTTAACTAACCCAGAAATGATTAACTACAGATATGTAGTTGATACAATGGCCTATGGTCTTAGACATAATTTGGGAGGTAAAGTTTATCTTTCCAGACTTGCTAAGAAGAGAGGTAAAACTACTGCTATTATTAGTGCTCCTTCAATGACTCAATTTTCAACAAGTCAGGATCCTTACTTCTGCGACGTATTCGTTAGCGGAGTTGATCCAAAACCAATTTTCAGTACGGAGTACATTCCAGTAGGAGGTAACCCTGATATGCCAAGAAGCTTCAGATTTACTCTTCCTGATGAAGACAATGGATCAAAGTTCACCGGTGTATTCGGACCATTCTTAAAATATACTGAGAATGATAAAGTTATCCTTGTTCCACCAGCTGCTGATATTTCAAATAGCTTTGTAAGGAAATTCTTAGGAGGAGATCCATACGCTATTGTAGCTAATAAAAATGGTATCATTTCTAATCCTAATCTTGCAGGTGTAGAATATATGCTCGACAAAGAAGATAGAAGCTACCTAGAACCATTTGGATATAACTCAATTATTGAGAGAACATCAACAGGTGAAGTTCTTATCTATGCAAATAGAACGGCTTATCAGACTGTAAAGAGCGATTTCAACTACTTACATGTGAGAGAGCTTCTTAACACAATTGAACTACAGGTTGAAGAAGTCCTTAAGAATTACGTATTCGATTTTAATAACCCAGTAACTCGTCTTACTATCATAAATGCAGTAACTCCTATTCTTGAATCAATGAAAGATGCAGGAGCTCTTATTAATTACCAGATCACGATGGATGAATCAAACAACACACCAGATGTCGTTGATGAAGGTCTTGCAATTATCGATATTGGCGTATGGGTTACTAAAGGAATGGAAAAAATTATTCAGAGAATTACAGTATACAAAACTGGCGGCGTAAGCACAGGCAGCAACAGTACACTTTAATAGAGAATAAATAAAATAAAAGTAACGCGATATGGCTGAAAATTTCAAAAGTCAAGGAACATTCGGAATGCCTCACTGGAGAAGTTCTAGAGCAGCACAAGAACTCTACGAACCTCTTTACTTGAACCTTTTTACTGTTCAGATTGCTCTTCCAACAGGCATTGGTTCAACAGATGAAAATACGAATCTTCTTCTTGATAATATTATAAGTATAGGGGGACTGGAATCCAATTCATTCCCAACAACTCCTGTTTCTCAGCAGTATAAATGGGCAACCAGGAGATTTGCTGGGGCTAAGCCCGACAAAACTACGATGGACGTTGCTCTCTCTTTTGAAGTAAACTTAAATCGTACTCCAAGTGCTTATGCTCTAAAAACCTTAAGAAAATGGAATGACTTAGTTTACGATCCTCTAACAGGAAGAACTGGTATTAAAGCTGATTATGTAGCTCCTTGGGTATTAATTACTCTTTATGACAGAGCTAATAATCCTTACTGGCAGTGGAAACTTTATAATGTATTCCCAATAACTCCTCTCAATGTACCTGAAATAAATTACATGAGTGAAGAAATTTATAGGATTGAAGGATATACACTTGCTTGCGATTCTTGGGATGAAACAATAGTTTAATAATATGGAAAAGTTAGTTAGTGAAAGCTTAGAAGAGCTAAATGAAAAACTTAAAGGCAAGCAATATAAAATTGATGCTGATAAGAATAAAAAGATAACAAAAAATGATTTTAAGCTCCTAAGGAAAAAGAAAAAGGAGAAAGATGAAAAAGAGACTGAATAAGTCTCTTTTTTGTTTAAAACTATTGAGTTTTTTGCTCTATAATAATATATAGATAAATCGTATAAACTCTATAAAATTATGGATCAGAATAACGAGGAAAAGTTAAAACAATTTGCTGAAGAAAAAGAAGGAAGAGTAGGTCCCCCTATTACTCCAATACCAGGTGGGGTCAATCCTATTCCAATGGCTCAATCAAGAGACCCTCAAAATGAACTTGGATGGGAAAGATTAAAAATAACAGATCTTCCT